GGTCAAACAGCTAAAATAAAAGGGGAAAAATAACATGGCTGATAATTTACCAGATCTAACAACAGCATTTGAGTCCGATATAGGAAGTGGTTTTGAAGAAGTAACATCTTCTGATATTCAAATTCCGTTTTTAAGAATAATCCAGGCGTTAAGTCCGCAACTAAAAAAGTCTGATGCGGGTTTTATACAAGGCGCATCATCTGGTGATATTTTTAACACTGTTACAAAAAAGACTTGGGCAGGAGAAAAGGGTGTAGTAGTTATACCTGTTTACTTCCAACTAAAACTTTTAGAATTTATTCCGCGTTCTCAGGGTGGAGGGTTTGTGTCAGAACTTTCTCCTAACTCTGACGATGTACGTAAAGCCGTACGGGACACAGAATCAGGTCTAGAACTTTTAGAAAGTGGTAACGAATTAGTTCGTACAGCACAACATTATGTAAAGATAGTGCACTCAGATGGAAATCTAGAGAATGCTATTATTGACATGAAAAAGACACAATTAAAAAAGTCACGTCAATGGTTAAGTATAATGATGATGCAAAAGCATAACGGTAAAACTTTACCATCGTTTGCTAATATGTATAAGTTAACATCTGTTGAGGATGGTAACGATAAAGGTTCTTGGAATTCATGGTCAATAAAACATGAAGGTCAGGTTTCTACAATGGAAGCTTATCAAGATGCAAAAGCTTTGCATTCAAGCGTTAGTAGCGGAGAACTAAAGCCCGCTCTACCTACTGATACAGACGAAATTCCATTTTAGAGAGATTGCCCCCATTGTCCCATGGGGGCATCTTTATGTATTATGCAAGAAAAAGCACAAAAATTTATAGAATTGTTTGCAGGGTTTAGTAGAGCACATGGACAAACAGAAGTCATGGACTCTCAAAAAAATGGTAAACAACAAGCAAAAAGCTTTATTGTTCGGGAACCGTTAACCGTAGAGCTTGTCCAAATGCACCTAGAAGGAAAGAAAGGTGTAGGCAGTATACCCATTGATGAAAACAACCAATGTTTGTTTGGAGCATTAGACATTGACGAATATGATCTAGACTTAGTAAAATTATTTAAGAAAATCAAACAGTTAAAGCTTCCGTTGACCGTGTGCCGGTCTAAGTCAGGCGGGGCTCATTTATATATATTTTTAAAAGAAAAAGTTTCAGCGACAGAACTTAGGGATAGGTTGTCAGAGTTTGCTTCTGCCCTAGGTTATGGCCAATGTGAGATCTTTCCTAAGCAAGAAGAAGTAATAGTAGAACGTGGAGATGTGGGAAATTTTATAAACCTTCCATACTTTAATGCAAAGTATACTACACGTTACGCTTTAAATGTAGAGGGCGATGACATAGGGTTCGATGAGTTTTTATTTAAAGCAAACAAAAACAAAATTACATTAGAGAAATTAAGAGATTTACAAGTAGGAGTAAGTGAAAAACTTCTTCCACAAGGGCCACCGTGCTTACAACAATTGACAGAGTATGGTGTTCCTGAAGGCGGACGTAATATGGTAATGCTTAACGTAGGACTATTTTATAAAATGTCTAGCCCAGAAGCATGGAAAGATTTGTTAGAGAAACATAATCAAGAGTATTGCAATCCTCCGCTACCGGCTAAAGAAATGGTAACCATACAAAACCAATTAGAAAAGAAAGAATACTTTTATACATGCAAGCAAGAACCTTTACGGTCACATTGCAATAAGTCTATGTGCCGGTCTAGAAAATTTGGTATAGGAAGTGGTCAATCGTTTCCCACCATTGGAGGATTGAGCGTTGTAGAATCGGAACCACCTGTTTGGTTTATTGATGTAGATGGCGCACGATTAGAACTAAGCACTCGGCAACTGCAGATGCAAGTAGACTTTCAAAGGGCCTGCATGGAACAAATGTATAAAATGCCTGCACGGATGAAAGACAATGAATGGAGAGAAATGATCGATGTGTTATTGGAGACAGCGACACGGATAGCTGTTCCAGAAGAGCTAACACAAAAAGGACAGTTCCAAGAACTTCTTGAAATGTTTTGCACCGCACGTTTGCAGGCTAGAAGCCCAGAAGAAATTATTACCGGGAAGCCGTGGTCCGAGGAAGACTATACGTATTTCAAGCTTAGTGCTCTCCAAGAGTTTTTAAAGAGACATAATTTTACGATCTATACCCGTGGTCAGATCACAGAAAGATTAAAAGAAATGAATAATGGCGGAACAGCCGACAAGCAGTTTCGTTTTAAAGATAATAAAGATAAGTGGCAAAGTGTCCGGTGTTGGTTTATTCCTGAGATTAAAAAAGGAGATGTGGATCTTCCTGCAGTTACTTTTAAACCGGATGAGGAAACACCCTTTTGAAAATAGAGAAAACAATACTAGGCCCTCCCGGTTGTGGAAAAACCCAAACAAATTCTAATCTTATTCAAGACTATATACAAAGTGGTATAGAACCTCAGCGTATTGCTTGTGTGTCTTTTAGTAAGAAGGCGGCTAGAGAAAGTAAAGAACGTGTGTGCAAAGATTGGAATATTTCAGAAGAAGACTTACCATACTTTCGTACACTACACTCTATGGCTTTTGGGTCATTGGGTTATAAAACTACGGACGTATTACGCGGTAAAGATATGCGGGAAATAGGTCATAAGGTTGGTTTAGATTTTGCAAGCAAGTCTACGGGTAAAGATACAGAAAGTGATTTTGAATGGATAGGCAATCAAAAAGGCGACGAATATTTAAAGATCTATCAGTTGTCCAGGAGCCGTTTAAAATCGTTAGAAGAAGTTTTTCAGGAAGAAGGCAACTACAATTTAATTTATTCTGAGTTAACGCGGTTGGTAGAAGCTTATGAGAATTATAAAAAAGTTAAAGGAAAAGTAGACTTTACGGATATGATAGAAGAGTTTATAGCGCAAGACCAATGTCCAGACCTAGAAGCTTTAATAGTAGATGAAGCGCAAGACTTATCAACATTGCAATGGAAAATGATTGATACCATTAGACAATCTCCTAACATACAGATATTTACCGGTGACGATGATCAGGCAATCATGAACTTTCAAGGAGCGGACGTACAAGCTTTTCTATCGGCTACTAAAGAGAAAGAAGTGTTAAACCAATCGTACCGTATTCCGCAATCAGTCTGGGAACAAGCGCAACAAATAGTAACACGAATAGATGATCGCGCGCCTAAAGAATGGCATCCTAAGAAAGAAAAAGGATCTATCTATTATCATAATTCTTTGGAGGAGGTTCCTATTGAATCGGGAGAGTGGACAATTTTAGCGTCTACAAATAGATTGTTAGATAAATACGCTATGCAACTGAGAGAAGAAGGTTGGATCTATAGCAGGCATGACCACCCAAGTGTACCAAGAAAATTGTATGAAGCGATACTATCTTGGGAGTCACTATGCAAGGGTCAAGAAGTAACAATCAGTCAAGTAAGAAATATATACGACCACATGAATGCTAACGAAGGATTTAAAAAAGGATTTGGAGGGCGCTCTAGAAAGTTTTTAGACCATCCGCCAGAAAGTGTGTTTCGTATGGATTATTTAAAAGATAACTTAGGTTTATTGGTTGACGGATCACAAAGATGGCATCAAGTGTTAGGTAAGGTGGGACTTAACACACAAAACTATTTGCTAAACGCTTTAAAACGTGGCGACAATGTTAAAAGTCCTAGAATAAAACTTAGCACTATTCACTCTATGAAGGGTGGAGAAAATGATAATATCCTGTTAGTATCAGATATATCGTATGCGGCTTCTAAAGAAATGATTACAAGGCCCTCTACTTTACACCGCATGTTTTATGTAGGAGTAACGCGTACAAAAGAAAATTTGCATATTATGCAACCAGAAACAGAAAGGTACTATAACCTATGAGACCTAAAGAAACTTTATTAAAAGCCGCTGAGTTAGTAGGAGGTAAAAGAGCTGAACAACATGGAGATTATCGATTGCTTCATGTTAGGATAGCCGGACTATGGTCTTCTTACTTGGGAACAAAAATATCTCCTAAACAAGTAGCTTTTTGTATGACGTTGCTTAAAGTAGCAAGAGATGAACAGGGTGTTTTTAATCCTGATGATGGAGCCGATGCTACAGCCTACACAGGGATTTGGGCGGCTTTAGCGGCAGATTACGGAAATGACGATGTATGAGCAAGATTTATTTAATGAACCTACGTGGACTCCTCCAAGTATTCTTCCTGATCTATCTCAAGAAAAAATTATAGCTATTGATGTAGAAACTTCTGATCCAAATCTTTTAACATTAGGCCCAGGGTGGGCAAGGAACGATGGTCGGTTGATTGGGATTGCTGTTGCGTCTTCCAATTGGAAAGCGTATTTGCCTTTTGGTCATGAGGGCGGTGGTAATATGTCAAAGAAAATGATAATTACTTGGCTACAAGATCAACTTAAACACGGCATGTCTGTAGTCTTTCATAACGCGCAATATGATTTAGGATGGTTACGAACTGTAGGAATAGAAGTAAAAGGAAAAGTCCTTGACACAATGATTGCCGCGCCTTTGTTGGATGAAAACCGATATTCTTATTCTCTTAATGCTTTAGGTTCTACCTATCTAGGAGAAAAGAAAAAAGAAGATGAGCTTCGTATGGCGGCTAGTCAACATGGAGTAGATGCTAAAAAAGAAATGTGGAAGTTACCGGCTTCTAGAGTAGCAGGCTATGCAGAGACAGATGCTCGTCTAACATTAGATCTATGGCATGTATTACGTAATAAGTTGGCGGCAGAAAAATGCGGAAACATATTAGAAATGGAATTAAACCTGCTTCCTATTATTTTTGAGATGCGATCAAAAGGTGTGCGCGTGGATTTAGAGAAAGCCTCTAAGACAAAAAAGTATCTTCAAACAAAAGAAGACACATTATTGTTAGAAGTAAAAAAAGAAACGGGTATAGACATTGAACCGTGGACAGCAACTTCTTTAGCGTCCGCTTTTGATAAGTTAAACTTGACATACGAAAGAACGGAGAAATCTGGTGCTCCAAGCTTTACTAAACACTTTTTAAAAAACCATAAACATCCTGTAGCAAAAAAGATTTTAGAGATACGGGAATACAATAAAGCCAACACAACTTTTGTAGACACTATTATGCACCATCAATACAAAGGGCGTATCCATTGTGAGTTCAATCAATTACGATCTGGAGATGGAGGCACGGTTACCGGTAGATTTTCATCTAGTCATCCTAACTTACAACAAGTTCCTGCAAGGCATCCTGAAATAAAAGAATTGATTAGAGGATTGTTTATACCAGAAGAAGGATGCAAATGGGCTAGTTTTGACTACAGTGCTCAAGAGCCTAGATGGTTGATGCACTACGCTTCGCTAACTCCAGAGACTAAAGATAATCCGCGTGTTCAAGAGATTGTTGAGTCTTATCAAAGCGATGATTTAGACTTTCACCAAATGGTAGCGGACATTGCAGGTGTTGAAAGAAGTTTAGCTAAGACTATTAATCTTGGTATTATGTATGGCATGGGCATAGGAAAGTTAGCTTCTATACTTGGAGATATTTCTTTTGACGAAGCTAAGAGTTTGCGTAATGATTACGACGAAAAAGTTCCGTTTATTAAAGAAATGGCCGGAGCGGTAATGGCCGTAGCTACACGTAAAGGAGAGATCCGTACATTGATGGGCCGGAAATGCCGGTTTCCTATGCGGGAGCCTAAAGGTTTTGGCGGTTACAAAAAAGTTATTCATATGGACAAACTTGAGGAAGAGTGGGAAAATATTCAAAACACTCCTTTAGATGACAGAGATAAAGATTGGCGCAAAAAAAATCCTATTAACTATCAGGTAGCTTTTACGTATAAGGCTCTTAATCGGTTAATCCAGGCATCCTCTGCTGACCAAACTAAAAGGGCTATGTTAGATTGTTTTAATCGAGGGTATTTACCTATGCTTACTGTGCACGATGAATTGTGCTTTTCTGTTAGGCATGACGAAAACATTAAAGAAATTAAACAAACGATGGAAAATTGTTTTCCGGAATTAAAAGTTCCTTCTCGTATTGATGTAGGAGTGGGAAAAGATTGGGGTAACGCTAAATAAAAGAGCGCGGGGGCGCCGCGCTCCAACTAAGGTAGTTTTAGTATATATTAAAACTTTTTAAAAAACCACTAAAACCTCACCAAGCTTTTTTTTATTTTTTTTTAAACCGCAGAAAACAGCCGTTTATTTTCTAAAAACAGGCAAAAAAGGCTAAAATCCGCCATTCCTCAAAACCCAATATGTTATAATAGTGTTAACAAAGAGAAAAGTACGTTTTCATGCTGTTTGACATTGTGAATAAATATTGTGTTTGAGTTGGTAGTAACTCTGCCCTATGCCAGTTGCATAGGAGAAATGGAGTCTACTATGGTAGCTACAAACGAATATGAACGCATTAACTCAATTTGGGTTAAAGCAGAAAAAGAAGGAACTATTTATTTATCTAATCAAGAGCTCATTAGTGCTTTTAGAAAATTATATTTAAAAGCAATGAAAAAAGGTTGGAAAAAGAAAATACTTATAACAAGTGGAAACAGGCAGACTTGGTATAAAAGTTCAAAACGTGCCTTTATGATTAATCCTAAAAGTACTAATGATTATCATGGGTTAAAAGACGTAACCCATTCGGTATCTCATTGGTGTCATTATACATTGCACCCTAATGATAAACCGCATAGTGATAATCAATTTTGGTTAGAACTAATGCTTACTAACTATGCCTATGAAAAGAAATGGCATTTAGGAACATTAAAAAAGCGTACTAGCTGTAACTAATACGCTTTAACAACAATAAAGATTAAGTTACTACCATCTTAAACACAATGTTTATTATTGTCCAGCTAAAGGATTGTTTAAAGCTCTGGTCAACATTTCCCGGAGCCTAGTTTCCAAATCTTTTAATTTGACATCTATAACTTCATTACGTCTAACAGCATCGGATTCTATAGCCGTACGCTTACCGTCAAAGCGATCCTCAGCGTGTTGAATCAACGTCTTTATTTCATTCTCTGCCGTTCTTACTGCACCTCTTGTTTCTTGGTCCGAGGCTCTTGATCTCTTGTCAACAGCACTTATTTGGTCTTGCACTTCGTTAAAATCTTTGCGTAACTCATTACGAATATCCCTAGCATCACCTTGAGCCGCTGTTATTAATGCCATAGCAGTAGATATTTCTGACTGTAAGATTTGTTCCATATTGGTAATTTTAGTTTCTAATGTATTGTCCAT